TGTTATTGTTAAATCACCAACTTTTGGTACTTTTCGAGATGTTCGAAAGTTTATGCTTCAAGATAAGATGTTTGTTGGTAAGACTGAGGGGATTTTGAAAGGCCGTGATACCGAAGGTGAGTTAGTCACTTTTGAGTTTAAGGCTTTTCAATCCGCTCCGTTGCGTTATGTTCAATCGAGTCGGAAAGCTCTTTTTGAATATTTTGGTTATAAAGCGTATGCTCACAGAGAAACATTTTTAGGTCTCTGTGGTGCACCTTATTTAGTTAAAACTAATAATGGTTGCTTTATTGCTGGATTTCATGTAGCTTTGCAGAAAGCTTTTAAGAACATTGAAATTTATTGTTGTCCTTTGTTACAGAAGGATTTACATTTTGAGACGAAATCAATGGTTCCATTATCATATAATGGTTTGGATCTTAATGAGACTTACGTTACTACGCAAGATTTGGCTATTAGTCAAGAATTGCATGAAAAGTGTCCTGTAAGAAATCTTAAGGAAGGTTCAAGCCTTTTAGTATATGGATCATTGGATTTGTTTCGACCAAAGCTTAAATCTTTGGTTTGTCATACTGTTTATTGTCAAGATGTTTTAGATTATTATGGAATGCTCGATGTTGAGTATTTTTCACCAAAGGGTGTTAATAGTCGAAATTGTCTGACAATGACAGTTGATAAGATGTGTCAAAAGAGTCATTTTCCACCTGCTTATATAGAGGAGGTGAAGAATTCTCTTTTGAAGATTTATTTGGATGTCGTTCGTAAGAACGATATTCATGTTGATCCTAATGTTTATCCCATGAGCGTTGCTATCAATGGTTTAGACGGTGTGCCCTATATTAATAGGTTGCCCGTTAAAACTTCTGGTGGTTTTGCGCATAAAGGAAGAAAGGATAAATATTTTAAGTTAGGTGAAGCAACAGCTGATCATATGGTTAATTATTATTTAACCGATGATATTGCAGCTGAAGTTAACACCGCTTTAGATAGGATCAAGAAAGGTGAACGTATTACAGCCGTTTGGGATTTTACATTTAAAGATGAACCCATTACAGCTGAAAAAGTTCGCAAGGATAAGTGCAGGTTATTTAATTCTGCATCTCTATTTTTATCTTTATTAGAGCGTCAGGCTTTTTTGTGGTGTATTCCATTATTTAGTGGCAAATATCGTCACAAGTTTGGATGCGCCATTGGAGCTAACGCTGTAGGTAAAGATTGGACTGTGTTATATAATTACATAGTCCGTTTTGGTTCTGATCGCGTTATTGCTGGAGATTATTCCAGCTTTGATAAGCGAATGGAACCTGCCATAATGACAGCAGCCTTTGAAATTTTAATTGGATTAGCTCGTAATTTTGGTTTTCCAGAAGAAGATATTCTTCTTATGGAAGCCGTAGCTACTGAGGTTATTTATCCAATAACTAATGTTTCAGGGACTATTGTCGAATTTTATGGGACAAATCCGTCAGGTCACTCATTGACGACTATAATTAATTCGATTGTTAACTGTTTATATATGATGTTAGCATGTAAAGATATAGCAGTTGAAGAAAATATGGATATCAATTTTGATGATTTTTTCGACAAACATTTTTCTTTAGTTACTTATGGAGATGATAATATTGCAACTTCAAATGTTGATGCTTTTAATCATACTCGTATTAGTAAGGCTTTAGGAAAATATGGTGTTGAATATACTATGGCGGATAAGGAGTCGGAATCGGTTCCTTTTATAGACATTAGTGAAGCAAGTTTTCTTAAGAGATTTTTTGTTAAAAGGGAAGATCGTTTTATACGAGCTCCCTTAGATGAAAAATCTATTAAAAAGATGCTCACAGTGTGTACAGCGTCACGTACAATTACAATTGAGCACCAATGTGCAGAGATTGTTGAAAGTGCGTGTCGTGAATATTTTCAATATGGCAGGAAGTCATTTGAAAAACATCGTCAGTTTTTAAGTAAGATATTAGATGATTACAATTTGTGGGGATATCTTGGAGTCACCTCATTACCGACTTATAAGCAAATGCATATTACTTGTTATGATAGTGATGCTATTGCTCAATCGGATGTTGAGGTTTCTTCAGAATATTCTGACATTAGTGATGATTCTAATGCTTATATTTTGGATGAATGTATTATTTTTCGCGATTGTTGTTGCATTATACATTTGCAACATTTATACCGTGAATTGGATTGTGATGATTGTCATTGTAGATATTGTCATAACTGTAGTACATTGTTTTGTCCAAGCGATAAAGAAAATAAGATAACTCAAGTTTAGTTGGCTTAGTCCGAAATGACGTTAAACTACGTCCGGAATGACGTTAAACCAACATAGTCCGAAAATGACGAATAAACTAAGTGGCAAACACCATAAACTTGTTTTCTTTAGCGTAATGCGCTTAAATTTTATCGTATATGGAAAAACTAACGATTTTTGATGGAGTCCGTACCCATCATTTAAATGTGCGGCAAATTAATTTGGTAAGATATTTAAGTTTTACACGTGTCGAACGCAGTTGGGTTCGTGACGCGTTGTTGGATGATAAATGTATTACCGCGGATGATATTATTGAATTTATTTATCATCTAGGCTTGGAGACTGATAAAGAAGTCGACAGGTCAAACACTTCTATCCCGAAAGGGGTAGGAGTGGCTCAATCAGATGCTGTAGAAGATGTTGGTACAACTGATACTACAAAAGAAGTTGAACAGAATGTGCAATTTGCTGATGCTGAACAACAGATCGATTTAAAAGTCGGTATGATGACAGCAGATCCTACATTTTTGCAGGGTTTTCAGGAAAATGCACAATTAAGTGATTTTCTTATGCGTCCGATTGAGGTTTTTCGGAGAGAGTGGACAGTAGGGGCTGCCACTCCTTTCGTTGACGTATTCAATCCTTGGGCATTGTTTTTAGGCGATGCTCGAGTATTGAATAAGTTAGAAACTTTTAACTGTTGCACGGTACTTTGAAGTTGAAGTTTTTAATTAACGGTTCACCTTACCATTACGGTAGGGTGTTTGTTGGTTGTAGACCAACCCGTTATGATAATAATACTTCAACTGTTGATTTGTCTACAGGTTTTCTTACTACTAATTATCAAGATAATTCAGGAGTACCTGGACCTAAGACTATGATTGTGGGTAGAACTTTTTATTCTCAAAGACCTCATATTTTTATCGATCCTGCTACGAATCAACCAAGTCATATTGATTGGCCGTTTTTTGCGGCAACCAACTATATTGACTTGCAAGATTCGGAGACGATTGATAGAATGGGGAGAATTGAGATGTGGGAGTTGAATACTTTACAACATAACAATAGTGCAACAGATCCCCTAACAATTACTGTTTTCGCTTGGATGGAGGATGTTACTCTTACAGGTCTTACTTCTACAGCTGTGGCACAATCAGATATGGTTGTGACTGGAGCTAAGAAGAAGAAGGGTGGTAAGAAGAAATCACCTCCTATTAAGGAAAGCAGAAATACAGACGAATATCAGAATGATGGTATGATATCTGGCCCAGCTTCTGCAGTTGCAAGTTATGCAGCTTATTTTACGGAAATACCAGTTATTGGTAAATTCGCAAGAGCTACACATATTGCAGCTGGAGCGGCGGCAGATGTTGCCCGTTTATTCGGATTTTCGCGACCACCAATTATTAGTGATCCATTAATTCAGCGACCAATGACGGTCGCGAATATGGCCACTTTTAGTGGTGGTGACACGCTATTTAAGTTGGCATTAGATCCTAAGCAAGAGCTTACGATCGATCCACAGACAGCGGGTTTACCATCGGATGATCAGATGGCAATTGGTTATATTGCAAAGAAAGAAGCATGGATTGATTCTTTTGTTTGGAATAATGGCCAATTTGCTGATCGTAGAATTTATTCTATTGCTGTCCATCCTATGGTTGCGCCTGTTGTGGATTTAACGCCAGCAGATGCGTATATGCAAACGCCTTTGTCGTTTGTTACACTTCCGTTTAATCAGTGGCGTGGGTCCTTGAAATACCGCTTTCAAATAGTCGCCTCTGCCTTTCATCGAGGCAGGTTGGCTGTGGTATATGAGCCCTCGCTAGTTCCTGAGCTGAACATTAATCTGAATAATCGGTATGTCGCTATTTTAGATTTGGCTGAAGCCAAAGATTTTACTATTGAAGTTAAGTGGTCACAAGCTCAAGCATATTGTAATGTTGAGTATTCACTTAATCAAACAGTAACATCTAGCGATTATCCGAGTATTTTGTCTGGAATACCAGCATATAACGGAATTTTAAATGTTTATGTCATCAACGAACTCGCTTCGTCGATAACTACTTCGTCAGTAGATGTTAATGTATATATATCTGCTGGTGATGACTATCAAGTCCAGATGCCACGAGAACGTCTTGTTCAACTGGGATATGCCCGTAATGATACTACTGTTGGACCTCCGGCTTTAGCACAGTCTGAGGTTATTACTGATCAGGAGAATGATCCTAATCAGAATACGTCAATGGTGATCAACGGGTCTTATTGTGGTTGTGATCCTCAAAGTAACTTAGTTTTCTTTGGGGAACAAATTACAAGTATACGTTCTTATATGAAGCGATACCATTTTCACAGAGTGATGACTGTGGATGGATTGAACGCGGACGAGGTGTATAGTGTTGCATTTTCGCAATTTACCATGCCTACTGGTCCCGGTCCTACTTATGCAAGTAGTATTGCTTCGCCCATTACTCCAATTGCTGGACCCGCTAATTATAATGTTTGTGCAATGACGGCTATCCGTTATTTTATGCAAGCATATATTGGTTGGCGTGGTTCCATTCGTTGGAAAGTCGTTTTTATAAAGGGCCAAGGTGATAGTGGAGTCATTAAGGCTGTCAGACGAACCTTTCGAGGGACAGTAGAGCGGGTTGAAACCGCCGTTCTTCGAGGGGCTGGTCAGACAGTTTTGACCACAGCTCAGCGGTATTTGTTGGACGAACCTCATCATGATTTTAATTTGGGAGGTAACTTAAACTCTGCGTTGGTTAATCCAACTATAGAGTATGAAGTTCCCATGTATCATGCATTTAGGTACGTTGAAACAAATGAGCCGCCTATCGGCAATGCTGTCGATAACCTAAAGTATCAAGGAAATTATAATGGTGGTTTACATTATGTAGCAACTGTCAGTAGAAATACTGACACCGATTCATTCGGTATGCTTGAATGTTACAATGCTATTGGAGAAGATTTTTCGTTATTCTTCTTCATTGGTGCACCTCCAGTATATTTCAATGATGCTGGTTCCGTTACTTAAACGATAATGGTTTGAAATGATACGGTCTGGTCGTATCTATTCGCGTATTTGTGGCATACGCTTATACTTGAGAGTGCCTTTTACTAGGTGCCGCAACAAGTAAATTTAGGTTTAGTTTTTTAATCCTGGTTCGCTTGATTGCGGGCCTGGAGGAATTTTTAATAAGCCAGAAAATTTATTTGTTACGGGTCTCAAGGAGCCTGTAAATCCG